AAAATTTGGTTTTACTACTGGTGGAGTAACTACATATGAATTTGCAAGTATGAATGTACCATTTATTGTTATATGTGATGATTTACATCAAATTCCTACTGCAAGAGAATGGGATAAAAAAAATGCTGCAATAAATCTAGGTTTTCTAAATAGTAGAACATCTAAAAAAATAACTTACCCCTCATAAGAAGTAGAGCCCCGCGCCGTGAACAATGGCGCGGGGTTTTTTGTTTATGGATCCTAGCCGGTTTCCGAAATTCGCGCGTTTGGAAAAATCGACCCCCCTTTTCGTAAGTATGGATGTTATAATGTATGTATATATCATTGATTTATACAGTTATACCTGCTAAAAAACCTTTTGAAAAAAAATAAGACCCCAAGAAATTTTTTATAAAAAAATAATTGAAGCCTAAAAAATTTTTTGCAAATTTTGAAATGAATCGAAATATAGATATAACTAAACTACCACTGGACATTCGAAAGGAATATCTAAGATTAAAAGTTAAGCACTCTGAAAAGCTTATACAGGGAAAAGCCAAAGATGATTTTATGTCTTTCGTTAAATGTGTATGGCCCGAGTTCATTGAAGGGTCGCACCATAGACATATAGCAAAGAAGTTTAATCAATTGGCAAACGGTGAAATAAATCGTTTGATCATTAACATGCCACCAAGACATACTAAATCTGAATTTGCATCTTTCCTTTTACCTGCATGGATGGTGGGCCGTGATCCAAAGCTCAAGATCATTCAAGCCACGCACACTGGAGAACTCGCTGTTAGGTTTGGACGTAAAGCCAAGAACCTCATCGACTCGGAACGATATCAAAAAGTTTTTAGAACAAAATTACAAGAAGATTCAAAAGCGGCAGGACGTTGGGAAACTTCTGATGGTGGAGAATATTTCGCAGCTGGTGTTGGCGGAGCGATTACCGGACGGGGCGCAGATCTTTTAATTATTGATGACCCGCATTCAGAGCAAGATGCTCAAAGTAAAATTGCCTTAGACTCAGCTTACGAGTGGTATACTTCAGGACCACGACAAAGACTTCAACCTGGCGGAAAAATTGTTTTAGTTATGACAAGGTGGAGTAAAAAAGATTTAACAGGGTTGTTATTAGCGAATCAAAAAGAATTAAAATCTGACCAATGGCAAGTGATCCAGTTTCCAGCAATCATGGACCACGGATCAGAGAAAGCTAAACCGGTTTGGCCAGAGTATTGGAAGTTAGATGAGTTGGAAAAAGTACAAGCCACATTACCTGTTGCTAAATGGAATGCTCAGTGGATGCAGAACCCAACTAGTGAGGAAGGCGCTTTACTTAAACGTGAGTGGTGGAGAATTTGGAAACATGATTACATTCCACAAATTCATCATGTCATACAATCTTACGATACGGCGTTTATGAAAAAACAAACGGCCGATTATTCAGCTATTACAACCTGGGGAGTTTTTTACCCGGACCAAGATTCAGGGGCCAATCTTCTACTCCTTGATGCGATTAAAGGACGATATGAGTTTCCTGAGTTAAGACGTTTGGCTTTAGAGCAATATAAGTATTGGCAACCTGAAACGGTGATTGTAGAGGCGAAAGCTTCAGGATTGCCTTTAACCTATGAATTAAGAAAGATGGATATTCCAGTTGTTAACTTTACACCGAGCAAAGGAAATGATAAGCATGTGAGAGTAAATGCATGTGCACCTCTTTTTGAGTCTGGAATGATCTGGGCTCCTGAACAAAAATTCTCAGAAGAAGTAATTGAAGAATGTGCTGCATTTCCTTATGGCGACCATGATGACTTGGTGGATTCAACAACTCAAGCTATTATGAGATTTAGACAAGGTGGTCTTGTTCAACACCCTGAAGATTATGTTGATGAACAGAATACGGTTAAACGAAAACGGATTTACTATTGAAAAAGCTAACTAGAACCATACCACCTAAATCAGGGCCCACGCCTCAGGGCTTGAATATTCCCTTAAAACAAGTTAAGACGGTAAGATTGGAGAAAAAACATCATGTCAAAAGCAAAAAAAAGTAAGGTTAAAAAGTTTATAGGACCTATAAAAGTTACACCTAAAGTAAGAAACCAACAAAGCGTAGACGGAAAAGTTAAAACAGATGAAAAAGGTGGAGCTTTAACTATTGATACAAGATTTGGGTCTTTTGGAATTGATAAAAATAAAAGCACTCAAAGCATGAAGGGTTATGATGATTACAAAACAAAAACAAAAAACTTTACTTACGGTAAAGAATTTGATGTTGGTAAAAATACAAAAGTAAGAATCAATGCTAATAAAGGAACTGCAAAAGGTTCAGGTGGAAAATCTAAAACAAAAGGCGGAGAAATATCTATTTCTAAAACATTTAGTGATGGTGGTTTAGTTAAAAAAGGTAAACCGAAACTAGCAATGAAAGGCTGGAAATAAATGGCAGACATAGACAAGTCACTTCCGAACGAAGTAAGAACAGAAATTAAAATTCCTGGCGAAGAAGAAATTTCGCAAGAGATTAACGTTGAAGAAATTGTACCTGAAAAAGGTCCAGTAGAAGTTGTCCCTGAAGAAGACGGTGGCGCAACCATAGATTTTGAACCTGGTGCGATTAACATTCCTGGAACAGAAAACCATTTTGATAACTTAGCAGATTTATTACCCGATGATATTTTAGAACCGATAGGCAATGAGCTTAGAGGCAACTACAATGATTACAAAATGTCTAGAAAAGATTGGGAACAAGCTTACACAAGCGGATTAGATTTATTAGGATTTAAATACGAAAACAGAACAGAACCTTTTCAAGGTTCATCAGGTGCAACACATCCTGTATTAGCTGAAGCGGTGACACAGTTTCAAGCGATGGCGTATAAAGAATTATTACCAAGTGATGGTCCAGTAAGAACCCAGATCCTTGGTGCAGTAAACCCGATGAAAGAACAACAGGCTCAACGTGTAAAAGATTTCATGAACTATCAGATCATGGATCAGATGCAAGAGTACGAACCTGAGTTTGATCAAATGTTATTTCATTTACCTTTAGCAGGTTCTGCATTTAAAAAAGTTTACTATGACGATTTACTAGGACGAGCTGTTTCAAAGTTTGTCCCTGCAGATGATTTAATTGTTCCGTACACGGCTACCTCATTAGACGATGCGGAAGCAATTATTCATACAGTTAAAATTTCTGAAAATGATTTAAGAAAACAACAAGTTGCTGGTTTTTATTCTGACATAGAATTAAGTACACCAGCTGTTGTAGAAAATAAACTTAGAGCAAAAGAAAAAGAATTAGAAGGAACTACAAAAACAGGAAAACCTGATGACATGTATACGTTGTTAGAATGCCATGTTAATTTAGATCTTGAAGGTTTTGAAGACATTGGTCCAGACGGAGAACCGACTGGTATCAAGTTACCTTACATTGTAACAATTGAAGAAGGCACTACAAAAGTTCTTTCAATTAGAAGAAACTATGCAGCCGAAGATGCAAAGAAAAAGAAAATTCAATATTTTGTTCACTTTAAATTTTTACCAGGATTAGGATTTTATGGTTTTGGATTAATCCACATGATTGGTGGATTGAGTAGAACAGCAACGACTGCTCTTCGTCAATTATTAGATGCAGGTACATTATCAAATTTACCAGCAGGATTTAAACAAAGAGGTGTAAGAGTTAGAGATGAAGCTGCTCCAATTCAACCAGGTGAATTTAAAGATGTAGATGCACCAGGTGGATCATTAAGAGACGCTTTCTATCCTTTACCTTACAAAGAACCATCACAAACATTATTACAACTTATGGGTATTGTTGTTCAAGCGGGTCAAAGATTTGCTTCAATATCTGAAATGCAAGTGGGTGAAGGAAATTCAAATGCAGCCGTAGGCACAACAGTTGCTCTTCTTGAAAGAGGATCTAAAGTTATGTCTGCAATTCACAAAAGATTATACACTGGATTAAAAAAAGAATTTAGAATTCTTTCTAGAATTATTGCTACTTACTTACCACCAGTTTACCCTTACGATGTTGTAGGTGGACAAAGACAAATTAAACAAACTGATTTTGATGACAGAATAGATATTGTACCTGTTGCAGATCCAAATATCTTTTCTATGTCTCAAAGAATTACTTTAGCTCAAACTGAACTACAATTAGCTACATCTAATCCACAAATACATAATTTATATGCAGTCTACAGAGATATGTATTCAGCTCTTGGAGTTAAAAACATCGATCAAATTTTACCACCACCTCCACCACCAATGCCTAAAGATCCAAGTTTAGAACACATTGATGCTTTAGGAGGAAAACCTTTTAAAGCTTTTCCAGCTCAAGATCATAGATCACACATTACAGCGCATTTAAATTTTATGTCAACTAACATGGTTAGAAATAATCCTGCAATAATGGCATCAATTCAAAAAAATATTTTAGAGCACATTAGTTTAATGGCTCAAGAACAAGTACAATTAGAGTTTAGAGAAGAAATGCAACAGATGATGGCGATGCAACAGATGGCACAACAGAATCCACAAGTTGCTCAACAGATGCAACAAGTATCTCAAAAGATAGAAGCTAGAAAAGCTACTTTAATTGCTGAAATGACTGAAGAATTTATGCAAGAAGAAAAGAAAATTACATCTCAATTTGATTCTGATCCACTTTTAAAACTAAAAGCAAGAGAAGTAGACTTAAGAGCTATGGAAAATGAGCGTAAAAGAGAAGCAGATGAGTCAAAAGCTGAAATGGATAGAGCAAAACTAGTACAAGCTAGAGAAATTAATGATGAAAAGCTTGAACAAAACGAAGATTTAGCAAATTTAAGAGCAGATACATCTTTAACTAAACAACAGATGTCAAATAGCTTTAAAAATAGGCAAAAATAATATAATAATAAACAAAAAGGTAAAAAATTATGATGAATTATAAAAAATCTAAAAAAGTAGCAGTACCTTCTCAGAATGTTGAGATAGATCCTAGATCTAAATCAACTGCTGATGGTGCTTTTAACGGAATTCCTACAGGAGATAAGGAAAAAGTTAGAGGAACTAGAAGAATGTTAGCTGAAAAGAAAAAAATAGCTACTTGGTACTAACTTATGTGGTTTTCAGCAATTAAATTAGCTGTTTCTGCTGGTAGTAAAATTTATGCTAACCGTCAGAAGACAAAGATGGCAATGTCTGATGCACAATTAATGCATGCACAGAAAATGGCTGAAGGAAAAGAAGCTTACCAAGGTAAATTATTAGAAGCTAGACAATCTGACTGGAAAGACGAGGCGGTTCTCATAATCCTCTCAACACCAATCGCAATTTTGGCCTGGGCAGTGATATCGGACGATCCTACTGCGATGGACAAAGTAAAATTGTTCTTCGAAATGTTTTCAGAGCTTCCAAAATGGTTTACAAATTTATGGATACTTGTAGTTGCGAGTATTTATGGTATAAAGGGAACACAAATATTTAAAGGAGCAAAAAATGGTAAATAAATACGTAGGAGCTGCAAAAAATCTGGTAAATAAATTAACACCAAGATCTAAAAAAGTTGCGCCAACAATTACACAACCTAGACAACTTAAAACTACAATGAAAAGAATTCAAAAAGAAA